CCACCGGCTCGCAATTGATTCTGCAAACGAATCATGCCCGATGAACTAGGCTGGAACCCAGCTTGGGAAACAGCTTGTTGTAGCGCCCCTAATTGCCTTGTCCGATCCGCCCCGTAACGCTGACTTGCCGACATCGCAGGCTCATACAACGTATTCGTTAATGGGTCATAACTCCTGCCACCCAGCGTGAATCCCACATTCAATAGCTGCCTTGCACGCGAGGTGACTGTGGGTGGCACCCACGTCGTTCCTGATCCGGTGGCAGGCGAAAGCTTAGTCGGTGCGGTGTACTGAAAGCTTTGTGTCACCGGATCAAAGGTCCTGGCTGGAGACTCACGAAATTCTGTGTCAATCTCAGCAGGCTTCACTTCAGGCACGTCACGCACTTCTACCTTAGCCTTATCAAGATCAAGGGCCTTGGGTGCCTCAGGCATCTCCATCGCCTCACGGGGTTTGGGTAACTCAACAGGCTTTTTAAGTAACGATGCCTCATAGGCTGCACGCTCAGCGGGTGATAAACGCAGATCCACGTTCACATCAAAAGGACTCAAGGTCCCCCACTCAGCGCTTTCCTGGAAATGCTTTTCCATCTCCTGCGGCGTCAAACCCGACTGCATCCAATAATCAAGGCCCGCTGCCTCACCTTCTCTGGCAAAAATATTCTGATAGACCTGATTAATCGCAGCACGCCGCTCAGCCTCACTGATCCCGCCGCTCTTATCCACATCATAAGGCGACCACTGCTGAAACTCCTGGCTCTTGGCAATCTCTGCACGAAGCTGATCAGGACTTAAATTAGCCTGTTGCGCGGTGCTAGTCCACCAGTCAAGTCCTGCCTGCTCACCCTTCCTGCCCAGCGTGTTGCGGTAGATATCTTCAATCTGCTGACGCGTTGCATAGGTGGGAGCCGGAGGCGGAGTTGATATGGGAGCCGGAGGCGGCACCTTTGGCATCCAATCGTCAATGGATATAGCTCCAACCTCTGGGATCCCGCTTGCTGGCGATGCATTGATTGCTGGACGAGGGGCCGGAGCCGGGGCCGGGACTGGATTGATGGTTGGACGAGGGGCCGGAGCCGGGGCTGGTGCGGGTGCGATTGTGGGTGCGGCCTGGATAATCGTTGGTTTCGCTTGAGCAACCGTATCTTCTTCCTTGGGCGGTGGGCCAAACAAGACCGTGGGTCCGCCATCGGCAAAGCGCTGAATAGGCTGCCGAAGCAACTGCTGGAGCATGCGGCGTGATTCGTTCATGAGGGCTCCTTATGTGCGCCGACTATACCGCCACTGGGTTAGGTCGGTCAACACGGGCTAGTAGTAATCAAACTCCATCTGCTCATTGCGCTCGGGCTGATCATCGTCATCCAAGGCAACAAAATTCCCAGCCCGAAAGCGCATAATCGCCTGCACTGTGCTGTCCACCAAGTCATCATTATCCCCATTGGGAAAAGCAGCACACTCCTCCACCAATTCCTCTGCCCACTTCGTTTGCGGTGCCCAGACCATCCCCGCCTCAAACACGGGTGCCACTGAGTTCGCCCTGGCAATCTTATCCTGGCCCGCGCGCCTTCCACCGGGACTGTACATCGTCACCGGTATCCCAACCCGGCGCAACTCCTGCTGCAAGGTCATCCCCGTGGCCTTGGCCTCGATCAACACATTATCAGGCTTCCAATAATTATACTGCTCCCTGGCAATACGTTTCAGCTCCGGGAAGTCCCATCGACCTTTTTTAACGTCCAATAAGATGATCGCAGCGCCTTCATCGTAGCTGGGCCTAAAAACTCCCCAGGTTGTGATGGCAGAGAAGTCTGCTGTCTCCTTCTTGCTGTATGCAGTGTCATAGCTCTGAATAATGTAGTCCACATGGGGCGTGTAGTCATGTTCCCAGATCCTCCACCACTCACGTTTAAGAATCGCACCCTCATCATTCGTGGGCTGCTGCTGATACATCGCCTGCCACTTCTGCACCGATAACGTCGCCCGGACCTTTTGCAACTCATCAAGGCTCCAGTAGCTCGGCCAAAGGGGCTTCTCCCGCTCCGTGTTCTCATGCAAAATCGCAGGAAACTCAATCACTTCCCACTGATCCGACTTAGGCTCAGACTGCGCCTTGATCAACCGCGCTGTCAAATCCTTCATCCCCCAACGCGTCATCACAACCACCACCGCCCCTCCGGGCTGCAATCGCGACCTCGGACCCGACGTGTACCACTCCCAAGCATTATCAAGCGATAACTCCGACAAAGCATCTTGCTCCGAGTGCGGATCATCAATAATCAAAAGGTCCGCACCCCGCCCTGTCATTGCACCACCTACACCCACCGCATAGTATTCCCCACCACCATTCGTGTCCCACCGGCCAGCAGCCTTCGAGTCCGCCTTCAACGACACCCCAGGAAACACCTCCTTGTAATTCTCCTGGTCCATCAGGTTCCTAACCTTTCTGCCAAAGCGCACCGCCAACTCGCCATTGTGCGTCGCTTGAATGATCTTGCGCCTTGGATCAAGGCCCATGGCAAAGGCAGGCAAGAGGTAGGAGGCGAACTCGCTCTTTGTGTGTCTCGGCGGCATATTCACGACCAAGCGCTTGAGCTCGCCTTTGACAATCCGATCAAAGGCGTTGGCCATTTTCTGGTGATGGGCGCTGAAGATCGCCTCCGGCCAGACATAACGGGCAAAAGACAAGAAAGACTCAGACGCACGGGTTTGAGCTTCAAGGATCCTGAGCCTTAGCTCAAGCTTCAAGCGCTCCGCCTCAATGTCCTCGGGTGTGGTCATAGGTTTTGAAATTTGCAAAAAATTTTCGGCGAAACGACTTTTAAAAACAAGGGGGTGGTCTTCCAGGGAAGCCCGAAAAGTGTACTTATACCAGAAAAGCATTCTGGGCCGCAATTGTTCCTACGAAACCGGGCCAAGGTCGGCGTCCGCAGCGAAGGCCGGGGCGTTGTCCTGGATTCTAGAACCTTGAACGTTCTAAACTCTACTAATCGCCGTTGGGACTCTCCCCCGGGGGCGGGGCCCAAGGCCCAAGGCCCAAGGCCCAGCAGGGGAGCAGCAGGGCCCAAGGCCTGGGAGCCTGGGAGCAGGCCCCAGGGGCCCGGGGGCTAGGTTACGGGCCCATTGCCCAGGGCCCAGGGGCCACGGGGCAGGTTTTGCAATCATAGGAAAAACCTATAAAGGCCTGGGCGGTGATAGCCCCGATATATAGGGGAAAAGCAGGGCCATAAAATACAACGGGCCCCGAAGGGCCCGCTGGGAGTAAAGCTTTAAAGGGTTACCAGCAAAGGGCCAATACTGCCCCCAGTGCTACACCAAAGGCCCAGGCTATGAGCCAATCTAATAAGGCCCCTTTCATGCCTGGGGCCCTTCCACGTCCACAATTGGATTGATAACGCACTGATAGTCGGGAGTGTTTAGCCCTATTCGATCAATGTGTGCCTGGGCCTGGGCCTTAGTATCAAACCGAAGCATCCACACATTGCCCGATTGATTAACCCTATAGGTCAACAAATAGCCAATAATTTTCATGCTTGAGCCCTCCCTAAATCGCCGACGATATGGTGCCGGATTAATGAGCCTGGGGGCAGTGCCTGGGCCCAGGCCTTGAGCCTTACAGCGTCCCCTGCTGGGGCCTGCTTGGTATTTTCCCAGGCTAACCGCACGGGGCCCGAAGTGCCATAGCAGCCCCCCTGCTGCTCTTCGCCGACTAGTTTTTTGCTGGGCCCGTGAGCAGTAAAAACAACGATGAAATTGCGATCGGGGCCCGGGGGCCTAGCACACAAGGGCCTGCCATTGCCACAATCCTTGCATGTCATATCCGTTTTTTCTGCTGGGCATTGAACAAAAGCAGTTTTCCCTACCCTTCGGGGCCATGCCTGCCCCAGGCCTACTGTAAGGGTTACAGCGTGCCCCTGCTCTGCTGCTGCTGCTGCTGCTTCGGGCTCATGCATGCTTAGGTTAATAACCGTTTTTCCGGGCTCGGGCCTGGGCACTGCTTCGGGCCCGAAGTGCGAGTACGTCCAAGCCATGCCCCCCGGGGGCACTGCTTCGATTAAGGCCTTGAGATAAGCCTTATCGACTAGTCGGGCCCCTGCTGGGCCCTGGGGATTTAGGGGGCAGGCACTGGGGCAAGTGCTGAACACGTTATGCGAGCCTGCCCTATACGTAACGGCTATCGGGCCCGTTTTTTTGTTGCTGCTTTTGTCGATCAATTTGAGCATTTCAAAATCCCTTTCTGCTGTATAGGCTGGGCCCCTGCCCAGCGAGCCATTAAAATAACAGAAAATTAGGAAAACACAAAGGGCCCCGAAGGGCCCCTGAAATGCTCCCAGGCTCAGGGCCTGGGCTAGGCAACGGCTAATTCTAAGATATCCCCTGCCATGCTTTCGAAGTCTACCCTTTCAGATTGCCAGGGGATCGATTTAGCGTAGGCAGTGGCCCCAGTGGTAGCGTCCCACAATGTTTCGATGGGCCTGCCCTCTTCGAGCATGTGAGCGTGCTGAATGCGAGCAGCAACACGGGGCCCGAAACGCTGGGCTAAGAAGGCTTCAACCTTATCGATTTTGCAGGCCTGGGCCTGCTTAATCGTTTGTTCAATTCCCTTAGCACTGCTTTGCGCGTATTCCAGCAGGGCAGGGGCCACTTCATCCATAAAGCGATGCGGGGCACTTGCTGAATGCCTAATCGATATCTCTTCGACCTGATCAGCCCCCCACACAATCCGGTTTTCGCACACAAAATCGAATAGGAAAGTGCGAACTTTCAGGGCACTTGCCCCTACTTCGCTGTTACTGACAAAAAACCCTCGAGCCAAGCTTCCAGGCCTGCCGTCCCGACGATTGTGGATTTCAAGCCTGTTGATTTCATCAGCAAGGAAAACAAAACAATCCCGATCCCCAGCGTAGAGCGTGGTGTTTTCACGGGTTACATCAACACGATTGCCTCGTATCCCAGGCACGCGAAAGTTGCCAGTCTGACCGTCCCCGAAGCGATCAATCAAGGCCCCGATAACATCACAATTCCATACCCTGCCATAACGGGGGCCTGTTGCTGCTTTAATCATTGGCAGCGAGTCGGAAGGGCACTGCGCGAGAATCCCAACGTCCTGAGCGTCCCTGGTAACTTTTAGGCCAAAGTTCAAGCAATCTGCCGCTACTGGAGCAGGCAGTTCGCGCAAGTAAGATGCCGGGGCCCCTACCAGGGAAGACAACTGCCCAAAGGCCCAGTGACTGATCCCGATACCCCTGCCCCCTGGCCCAGCGATCAACAGGCCCTGATTATCATCAGTAGGCATTGCTGAAAGATCGCGACTGCTCAAAACCTTAGCCTTACTGATAGCGCGATCAGCAAGCATTTTCGAGTGCATTTCGGTCAACGTGGTGAAACGCTCTTCTGCTGGACGACTGGCCCACTGCTTATGTGCTTCGGTCAAAGTGCTCATTTCTGTATCCCTTTCTGAAGTGAAGTGCGACATGCACAAAACGGATTATACATACTTTTTACTTTTTGCAAAATTAAGTTAAAAAGGGCCCCGAAGGGCCCAGTAGGAAAACGGCGCAAGGATTAAAGGCCGCGCAAAACTTCGCGCACTTTCTCATCCATGTCAATCTCGTCGGCAACTTTCTCAACGTCCAGGCCCTCAGCGATCGCGCTGTAATCGAGTTCAGTCACAAGATCGCCCAGATCAATTTCGCTGGCAATGTCACTAGGCGAAAAGTTAGCCGAAACATCCCTAGCAAAACCTTTCCAGTCGATCTGATCGGCAAGCTTTTCATAGTTGATTTCGATTGACTCGCGAGCGCGCTCGGTCTCGGCCATCATGGCATAAACACGATTGCTCACGTCCCTCACAAGCTTGTCGTACATACTGCCAACCATTGAGAGTAAATCTGACTGATCCATCTGCTTTCTCCTGTATAAAAACCAATCGATTGATTGGATAGCTAAAGTGTATATATAACCGAAACGCTTTGCAAGCTATCGCCTTTTCTTATCACCAGCAATTGCTCGCAACAGGGACATTTAATCAAAGCCTTTACCAGGGCCCACTTCGACTCATGCATGCTGGGTGCTCCTGACTGACCAACCTTCCCTCGCATAAGGCCAATCAACCCGGGCCTTTTCTTCAGCCAGGGCCTGGGACAAGGCCATGACTGGCATGGTTTGAACGTGTCCCATCTCCTGATGCACCACTGTCACATAGTGAAGCCTGGATTGCTTTCGTTCTACCTTTCTGGCCTCCCGCATGACCTCATCAAGCATGCCATCATAGTGCCCGCTGAGCGCAATGAACTGGTGGACGTTATCGTAATAGCATCCTCCCATGTAGGTTTCGGCCAATACATTGTCGAAAATCGAACTACACCGTTCAGAAGGCCCCAGGGCATCAACTCGAATGATCAGGGGCAACGGCTGATCTTCGATCACGTCCGAGTCTTCATCAAGCTTTGATGAAACCCGCAGTAAAAACCCGTCCCGCAGCATATGAATCGCGGTTGTCCATTTATCCATCGTCTTTCTCCTTTCTATAAATCGAGCCTTAACTATACACTTTTCAAAAAGGCGTGCAACCCCTCCGCATCGCCGACACGCCAAACGGCGTTTGGTTTTTCGTTAACCCCTCGCTTAGCAACTTCCATAACACGCTTGGCACGATAACCAAACACGTCAGTATCGACCGAACGCAGCACGCTCGCTGGCCAGTAATGCACAAGCAACGCATAGCCAATGCCTGCCTCGCCTGCCTGATGGGCAAAGGCGATCTGATGGGGCGAAAGCGCAACCCGGGCCCCCGCCCTTACAACCTTTAATTCCAAAAGTTTAATCCGCCCGTCGATCGCGATCATGACGTCAGGAAAACCTAACGGAAGCTTGCACTCAATCCTCATCGCTATTGAACAAAGGCCTTTCAATTGGGGCTGAACCCTTTTCCAAAAGTCCTTTTCTAATTTTCTCGACATTGCTCAGTTTCTCCAAAACGGTAGGTTGCTTAGGCGCAAGAGGTTCCACGTCCAACACGTCGCTCTGGTCAGAGACAATCGACTTAGTCGCCCCCGGGCCGTAAAGCTTGCTGATCTCTTCAAGCTTCTTCATGACCTCCTCTTTGCTCATGGAATCAATCGTGCCAACCCGGATTTCCTTACGCTCGACGTAAATCGTCCCCAGGGCCTGCCCTCGCCGATATTCAGCCGCAACTGCTGCCGAGTAAGCTCCCGCTGCCAGGGCTTGGTCCCTGATCCGTTGCATGTCCTTCATGTGCCTTTCAAACGTGGTCCCATGCTTAACCGCAAGCTCGGTCCTTAGTTCTTGAATCGCTTGAACGATATGCGGTGACTGGTGAGGGTCAGTCAGCTTCCTAGCGTGCCATTCAAGGGTTCGAGGGTTATAACCCGCCCGCCTCGCCGCCTCTTTCAGCGTCACCTCGCCGTCCCCGGT